CTGTACGCTACATCAGCTTGATTAGAATAAACTCCAGCGTCTTCAATTCTATTGATAGTGTAAAATTTTAAGGTAGTAAAAGTTGTTGCATCTGGTGCAAGGTATAAATTTATTGTTGGTGTAGTTTGTCGATCAACAAAATATTGTGAAGGTTGTCCAGTTTGTAATTTATTAGGTAAAGCTGCGTAAGCTGATCTATCTATTTTTGTTAATGAGAGATCGTTTGTGGATGAGGTATTACCTGCTGCATTAGTCGTTGAAATATAAGCCTCTAAAACATCATTTACATTACTAGCAACAGAGTAAGTTGCAGTTCCAGCTACCAATGTAATTTCATTTAATTGTACTTTCCAAAGATGAACACCTCTATTGCCCCACTCCGAAAATAAAAGATTTAAACTTCTTCTTGCACTACGTAAGTCTTTTCCGCTATTAGTCCGCATACCACATCTCTCGTATGCTTCTTCAATAATATCATCGATATTTAAATCGAATGCTGTGGTTCCTGACGTAGCCATAATTCATTACATTAAATCTTTATAATAATCTAAAGACTTTCCTACTGGTAAACTTTCATCTTGTAAGCCCGTGCCCGAAGTTCTTGCTGCACCAAAACCTCGCATTTCACCACCTATAGATTTGTTCCTAACTACATCAGAAATTCTTTTTGCACCTTTAGGCTTAGTTTCTGTTTTAAATTTTCTTACATATTTTGAAATGTCGTCCTCTTCTGCCATCACTCCTTTTTTAGCTTTTAACATTTTACCTTTTTTGGCAAAACCCATTTTTTTGGTTACATCTGGTCTTTCTGCTTTTAATTTTCTTAAGCCCTCACCTTTAGGACCTTCTGGTATTTTTTTCATAGTATCTCCTCAGATTGTTTTAATTTTTCCATAATTTTCTCCTTAGATTTCTATCATACCACCATAATACTTTTTGGTAAAGGTACTGACATTTGTTGGCTTACCACCGACTCCTTGAGCCTTACTTCTTTTCCTCGCAACGGCACTCCTCTTTTGAGAGTCTGTCATCCTTGCTGCTTTTGCAGCAGGCACGCATTTTGGATAAGCTCGTTTTTGATCTGCTTTTAATTTTGATCGACCGCATGGTGCGTAGGAACCATCCTTTCGCTTGCTTCCAATATCTACCCATTTTTGTGAAAACCATTTTTTAAGACTCATTAAAATACGCCTTTAAAACCTTTGCCTCGTATCGCTGCTCCCGCTCCTCGTACCTCACCACCTAATACTAAACCTCTTGTAGTTGTATCTATTGTCATTGATCTAGAGGGTTGCATCTTATCTCTTGATTGTGGTTCTCTAATGTATTTTTTCTTTTTTTTATCTTTTTTTTCTTTTTCTTTTATTTTTTCTACAGCTACTCCAACGTTAGCCTTAGTAATTTTATCCAATGCGTTTGCTTGTGCTTTGTGTAAACCGGACGCTTTATGAAGAGCCTTTGCTACTTCCTTGACTTTAGCCTCTCCACCTACTTTTTTACCAGCTGGTTTAGGTCCCTTAAAATCTTTTCTTTTAACACCTGAAGGATCTTTAATTTTACCCGCACAAATTTTACTAGCGTATGCGTTCGCATATGCGCTGGGATAAACCGAAAATTTTCGTTTGGCGGCAGCCTTACCTCTTGGGCATAATTTAGTCATGCCAGATTATAACATTTTTTAACTACGCAGTAAACGTCTTGGCTATAGGATTTTTCTTCTTTTTTTTGATTGACAGTAAAACTCTTCTTTTTTTCTCTTTTTCATCTCTAGCGCCACGGATTTTTCCCTCTACTTGTTTGGATATTTGTGATCTACCTATTGTCATTTTATCTCCTAATATTTTAATATAATGTTAATTGAGGAACGTGCCTTGTTTTCTTTACAAGAAACACCTTTATGATTCCAATTGCTTTTAAAAACTTTTGCTTGACCCATTACATCCTTGTAAAAAATATCATTAATCATAGTCCCACCATCTGTTTCAAGTGGAGTATACACTATAGATAAGAAATTGTCTTCTTCTCTGTCTTTATGTAATATACCCTTTTGGTTTTTTAAATAATAATTACAGTGTATTCTAGAGAAAGATTTAGGATTTGTAAACTTAGTTTTATCTAAAATGATTGAAGTAATTATTCTAACATAAATAGATAAAGGATCATTTAAATTAAATTTTTTAAATCTTTCATCTATTTCATCATAAAGACAAAAACAAAAACCAACATGTGGTGTTTTATTATCGTAAGCAGTTAAATATGCATTACTATAATCATCGGATGCTATGTAATAATGCTTAGTTGCTAATATATTTAATAAATTTTTATTTTCATTACTAGGTAATATATTATCTACTAGTATTGGTTGATCAATTTTCAACATATTTTCTTATTGGATTAATTGCATCAAAATTAAATGAAATAATTGTTTTCGAGTTAGTAGATTTATTTAAAGGCGATCTATGTATAAAATAAGATGGAAAAATTATTATATCTCCTTCATTTACTTCAATGGTTCTTTTTTTAAGAGGATCAGTAGGTAATAAAATTTCTGTGCTTGGATTATCTTTATGCAAATTTAAATAATAAACTCCTGTATAATTAGAGCCATGTGTATGCCAACCATGAGTTCCTTCTTTTTTATATTGTTGAAACCAAACATCATAAATGGTGCATTTACTCAATCCAGAAGGTTCTATCATTTCATTTAATTTTTTTTGTAATATTGGATAAAATAACTGTACCCATTTTCTTGATGTGTTTTTACTATTATTCCAATCGAGGCTATGTATATTGTCGTTTTGACCTTTTTCTCTATCAAACAAGCTTTCTTTATTTGTTTTAAATAAATCTAAAAGTTGATTTTTAATCTCTTTATGTCGTTCAATGCTTGAGTGAAATAAGTAAGTTTTAAATTCTATTAATGTCATAATGAAGTTTAACAAAATCTATTTCATAAACATTTTTAATTTTTTCTATCTCTTTTTTATTTAATTTATAAATTGGTTCAATATCTCTATTAGCATGTTGAAATCTTAAATCACAACGTGAAATAATTAATTTAATATTGTTTGCTAAATCCTCTATTTTTAGAACATTATGAATATCATCTTGCATAAAATTATGAATGAAATGAGATTGAGGCATAGAATAATAAGAAATATTATTATTTTTTTTGAAATCCCTATCTAAAAACTTTAGTAATGTTTCTTCTTTTGGTATCCAAAGCTCCTTTATACAATGACGCCAAGATGATATGGCTCTTGTAAATGGATCTCTACAAGTTGTAAATTTTAAAACGTTCTCATTTTTTAATTCAATATTTTCTTGATACTCTTTGTATGTGTTAAAAAAGAAAACTTTTTTGTAATTTTTAAAAACATGCATTAAAGTAGTTGAAGCACATTTAGGCATTTTAAAATAAGCTGCATATTCAATCATTTTGGATTCTACTTTTTGTAAGATATTTTTTAATTGTAGAAAAATAATAATCTACCCATTGAAAGTCTTTCCAATTTTTAACAAATTTAATTTTTATTTTTTTATCTGTTTCAAATAGCATGTAGCATAATGGAGTGCCTTTTTTAACAAATATATGATTTTTATTCTTAGGTAAAGGCAAAAATAAATTTAATTCTTGATAATCTTTAGATGCATTAATTATACCAGGAACTATCTCAAAATCTGAAAAAGTCCACCAAGGGTTATTTATAATTATAGGAGAGGAGCAATTTATTTTAATATCAAACATTAATTTTGTTATAGCATAATATTTATCTTGGTTAACATATTTTAAAAACTGATTATTATTGTGTATGCTCAATCTTTTTCCATCATTGAGTATACCTCTTCCAAAATTAGATTCTTTGACACCGTCATGATCATACATGATTTCAAAATCACATGGTGCTAAAAAGCAAATCATGTTTCTAAAATAATTTATAAAACCAGAGCAGCTTCTTATAGATTTACGTCTAAAACTTATGTCAATTTTTTTTGGTATTGTTGGAAAATATTTAGGAAGATTTTTGGGGTATATAACAAAAGATTCTTTTAAAATATTAGAATCAATTAAATTACTACCAACACGAAGTCGGTTAGAAAACATTATACTAAATCTACTGCCTTTCCTATTATTGGTTTGTATTTAGTTTTTTTATCTTCTTTATAAGCTCTTAAATATTGACCTCTTGGTTGAAAAGGTATGTAACTTGCATGTATCCACCCTGAGTTAGGTTCACCGGGCGTGTAGTATTCAAGTATCAATTGGTCTGTTTCACAGTTCATCTTTACCCAGTCAGCAACTTCTGCATTATCTACACCAAGACATTCAAAATCAACGGCCTCAGCTTTTGAATGTTGGCTGGTCAAACTCGATCCTATGGCTACACACAACTCAGGTGAACGATATCCGCTCGTTACCTTCACTCTACCGAATTGATCTCGTACAGGCTGTAAAATTTTTTCACAAAGTGTCTTTAATTTTTCTACTTGATCTGCGTTAGGATTATTGTCAATACCTTTACGTATTGCAGTATCTGATTTGATTAATTCTTGAAGGGTAAAGTTACGACTTAGGTTCATAATTATTTCCAATTTATGTTAATATTAAATCGAGCTTGTTGATCTGTGCAATTTGTACTTGAATGCAAAATAAAAGGATCAAATAATATTATTCTATTCTCTTCAGATTTTACAAACTGATTGTTTATAAAAGTACCTCCGTCACAAGTATTTAATGAAAAAACGGCTCCATTATGTGAAAAAGGTAAATCTTGATGCTCCTCATGTTTTATTAATTTTTCAGTTCTAGTATAACAGTTTACCTTAACTCTTCTCAAAAACCAAATATCTAATTTTTCTAATAAAGGTTTTACTAAATGAAAATGATCGCTATTTACAACATTATTATCGTAAAGTGTATGAGTAAAATAAAAATCTTTTGTACTTTCATTTTCATTAGCCACCTTTTCGTTAAAAAAATAAGGAAATTCACTTGAAAGAAAACATTTTTGAATTTTACTAAAATCACTTTCTGGTAGAAAGTTATTTATTATTTTCATTTATTTAAAATTAATTTTTTGATAGATAAAGATCCATCTATATTTAATTCTAGTTCTGCTTCGGATCTTACACATGCGTATCTTATATTATCAGATACCCCACGTCTTGCTTTACGTGCTCCTGCCAAGCATTCTTTAAGTCCAGATTGAATACGCGCCTCTTTTATTTCTCCATTAATCATCATTAGTAATGCCACTACTACTTCAGTCATGTCCGTTACCATTAGCTCTTACTTTATCTTTTAATTCTTCTAGATCTTCTAAAGCTTTTTCTAATTGTTTTTGTGTGAATTCTATATTTACTTTGTTAGTCATATTCTGTTCTTGAGTTTCAGTTAATTTTTCAACATCTCCAAACAACGCTTCGATTAACATAAATTGTTCTTGGTCTGTTGGCAGTTGTTCACTTTTTTTTAGTAGGTCTGCTTGAAATAGTTCTCTTGATGTTTCTAAAGAAGTAAGTCGTGCTGTAACTTCTGTATACGCAAAAACACCCATAGCGACGGCTACAACGATACCAATCATATTTTTGACCGGCATAGCTACTGAAGTATTTTCAGATATCTTCATTTTCTTTTAATTTTTTAATACAATAAAATTTAGCATATAAATTATATTTATTCACCTCTTCCTCACCTATATTTTCTAAAATGTTTATTGATTCTTTATATCCAGACATTGAGCAATTGTAGAAATTTTTATGTAAAATATCATAATTAATTGGAGGTAAACATGTTCCAGATATTGAGGAACATATTATTAAAGATAAAAAATAATTCATATAATTTTATTGTACATTTGGTCCACCACAAAGAGCTAAAAATAAAAATCCTAAAATTAATATACCTGTAAAGTAATAATTCATATTAATCCTATTCATAAGTTTTACAATATTATCTACAAATAGAACAAACTTGTCTAGTGCACCAAAAAATTTATATATCCACTTATCTATCATCTAACTTTTTTTCTATTTCATAAAACATTTTATCAGAATCTTCAGTAATTAATCCTTTATTTTCAACATTCCATTCAGTGCTTTGAACTTTATAGTCTGGAATATCGTTATTAGTAGTGTAGCTACTAACATTCCACAGAATACGATTATTAGGCTGAGCTGCATAATTGCCGTTAGTGAGAGCCAATATATGTGCACACTTATGTTCATCAGGTATTTCACTATGTTCAACATCTAAAATATTTGGGTCTGGATGCGCCCAATCAATTGTAAATAAATATTGTCCATAATAAAACTTTTTATCTATACCAAAATATTTACCTTTTTCTCCAATTAAAAAATCAAAAGTAGTAACACTAGGATAATAACTAAAACTGTTCCACAATTCCAACTCGTGCGTCTGCATATTTGGCACAGTGGCTCTGTCATACGATTTTTGGAAAAACGCTGAGATAGGCAAACGCCAATAGCATGCACCATTTGGTAACATGATATTGAATAAGATTGCACGCCCTGGAATAGATGTGGCAGCGAAGACAACACAGTCTTCACTTTCTCCCATATGTTCTTTAAGATCATAAAGATACTCCTTTCTTATTTTACAGTATATTGGAGGAATGTTTACGTTTAGATAAGCCATGTTTATATTTCTCTCTCCAATAATTTTTTCTTTCTAAGATTCTTACTCTTTTTTCAAGTATATCATATCCTAAAAGTTTTCTAAGGAGGTGTGCTAACATTTCCATCTTCTTCTCGCTTGTCTTAATCTTGAGTTAGGATCTTTTGCAGCTTTAGGAAATTTTTTCATTTGTCCTAAACTACGGGCACAAAAACTTTTTCTTCTTTTTGCATCCTTAGATCCTGGTTTAACTTTTCCTGTAACAGCAGTTTTTAATTTTGATCCAGGATTATCACGTCTATATTTAGCAACACCTGCCTTAGTCATTCCTGCACCAGACTTTGTTGATCTAAAATATTTTTTTGTTTTAGGTGGCTGTACATCACCACCTCTTTTCATGCCTAATATATCTGCGTAATAATTATCAATCATTTATCTATAATTAGTGTAACAGTACAATCTGAAATAGCAGAAACTGTCATTCCGCCTTCAAATAAAATACCATCCTCAGCTAAATTATAAGCAAATGTATCTCCCGCAGGAACATCAACAATAAACTGAGTAACTGAATTACCATTTTGTAATGTTACTTGTCCGGCACTTGAAGAAGATGTTGAACCTAAGATAATTCCTCTTAATCTTGTTCTTCCTCCAAATACACTTCCAGTTGTTGTTTTTCTTACAGCTTTTACGTCTGATTTCATTTTAATTCTATGTAAATGTTATTGTTATTCCACTTGTTCCAGAGATTGTTGCGTGAATACCATCTTCAAATAAAATTCCATTTCCAGGTAAATACATATCTAATCCCTCTGCACCAAATAAGTATGTAGCAATCGTAGTGCCGGATGCTCCACCACTTTTAAATATTACAGATCCGTCTTT